CTATGAGCGTAGGTTCTGTTAATGCGATGGATGACGTCATCAATCGGTGCAGATAGGGGTTCTGCAATAGTAAGCAGTCGCATACCCTCAGGGGTGTTTGAGTTTCCAGCCCCTGCCGCTTGAGGGTTTAGGGCATAGACTCCATTGTCCGACAGGAACAAGATGGTACCACCAGCCTGAACTACGCTACGCTTGGCCGCACAGCCAACGTCGGTAGCCAAAGACTTAACATAGGCATCGGCGGCGATGTTGTCTCCAATGTCATAGTTTCCGGAACCGACAGAGACATAGAAGATGCTGTTTCGCATCATAACCACGAACTCGTTAAGGGTCCAAGGGCAAACGCTTACCAGTTGGTCATTACCTCCGTCGTTAATCTTAAAGATGTCCGTCTGGTTGAAAGATGTAGCCTCTAGGTAATGGCTGACTGCCACGGAGTCCACGGAGTCCTGAACGATGATTCGGTTCCCGTAGTAGATGCCATAGGTGGCATTGGGAAACTGGTGGCCAGTCGTGGGAAGTGTGATGATGTTCCCGGTCGTGTAGTTAAACTCAAACGGACGAAGGCCAAAACCACGGGTAATGTAGACATTGCCCATCGCTTGAAACACGGTCACGACGTCAGGGTTTGTGATAGTCTGTCCTGACGGATAGTTGATGGGCCCTACAAGGACATTACTGTCCGGATTGTAGGTATAGATACTAGAGGTCAGGCATACCACGACGATTTCCTGACCAGACCCGTTGATGTACACGCCGCTACCATAGACGGTCTGGTTAATCAGGCCGCCGTCAGTAAGGCGTTCAAGTCCCTTGCGTACCGTGAGGGTACCACGGTCGATACGCATGTTCTCAGACCGTGACACGAACCCGGCCGGAAGGGCGATAGGGTTGTCACGGGAGTTGAGTCCGACAAACGCCTTATCGCCCGCAAATAGCGGGGCAGGGGGCATTACTTGTGGATTTCCTCGAAGATGCTCTTGGCCTTGGCGACCTTAGACGAGTTAGCGTTCTTAAGGCCAGCGTAGAAGCCGCCAGCAAAACCAAGAACGAGCGAAACGATGATAGCGATGAGCATATTAGGCAGGGAGAGAGATTTTGAGCCGGGCGAGTTCGGCCTTCAGTTCAGCCTCGGTGGGCTTGTTGATGAGGGTAAGAGTTCCCCAATACTTGCCGCCAGTCGGGAAGTCCTTGAGTCCAAGACAGGTCTTGTCCTTAACAAAGGCGTTCCAGCCAGTAGCGATGTTGATAGGTTCAGTAGCCATAAAGTTTAGTAGTAGTAGCCCCCAGAGCCGTCCCAGTAGTAGGAGTAAGTTCCGTCATATGTGATGTAGTCTCCGTAAGAAGCGTTCCAAGCACCTTGGTAAGACGAATTGTATCCACCAGAACCATTGTAGTAATAGGTTATGCTAGTCCAACTTGAAAAAGAGTAGTAGTTTCCGCTTCCACTAGGAACTTCCGTAGAACTAGAACCACTTGTTCCATCATCCCCGATGTATGCTCCGCTTCCTTGGGTCACTACATTTACTTTTACGGAATAGTATCCACCAGAACCATCGTGAAACCAGTCATTCCCAGTCCAAGTTTCGTAAGCATAATTACCGATAGGAGTGCTAATTGTTTGTGAACCAGAAATAGAGTCGCTTGTAATAAGTGACCCTGCGTAAGAACATCCTCCGCTTTGGTTTATTTCGTTGAATCCACCAGAACCATCGTGTTCAACATCGCCATAATAAGAGCATCCCGCCCCATAATTTGTGCCATTAATGATAATAGAAGCAGAATAGTTGGAGTATGAAGTAAAAGTGCCAGTCTTATATGTCAGATTGAAGGCATTAGCCCAATCCAGATAGTTACCGCCAGTTCCGTTAGCCTTTCGATAGACATCTGCGTTCTGATTGGGGTATTGGGTAGAATTGTATGTTACATAGCCCCCACCCTCAGAAATCGGGTATGTCTGTGCCGTCAGAGTCTCAAGGATAGTCCCAGCGGCAGGGAAGTTGACAGGTCCAGCGGGCCCATCAACAGAAAGACCAGCGGAGCCGAAAACGTCTCCAACGATGCTGGAGAGTCCCAGACGCATCAGACCGTTGCGTAAGCCAGATGAACGTCAGTCGATGCGGTATCCGAGATAGCCCGGACGGCACCGTTGTAGTTCTCAAGCGTACAGGACTGGTTAGGTTGGAGTTCGAGGCCGACGGAACCGGAGGTCGCAAAGATGACCTGAAGGATTGCCGTATTGCTCTTGTTCTGGACAACCAGCATCACACGCTTGTCGTAAGCGTTAGCGGTGGGAGGCAGAATCTCTACAACGGACGTTCCGACGCTGACATCCGTATGAGTAAAGGACTTGGTGAAAGGAGTGCTAAATGCGATGTTTGCCATGGTTAGTAAGTCTTAGTCATGATGATTTTGTCGAACTGACCCTGCTGACGCAAGACCTTGTCGAGTTCGAGGTCAATGATTCCGTTGGCCTTCTGTTCGAGGACGGCCGCACCTTCGACGTTCCCTTCGGAAACCATCCAGTCGGCGGCAGAACCCCAAGCCATGTAGGGCCCGAAAGTGTAAGGAATCTCAATCTTGGACCACTTCGCAGGGTGCGTCGTGGGGTTTTCTCCTGCGTTGGTAGTCGCTACACACGCATAGAAGTTGCCAGAATGAGGACGTCCAGCAACCGGGACAAACGTTCCGCTATTGGACCCGGAGTCAAAGTAAGCCTGAGAACCAATGTAATAGACAGTCGTGCTAGAGTAAAGGTCGCCATTGAACGGAGTCAGTTTGATTCGGTACCTGTAAAAGCCGCTATCAAGCAATTTCTGGCCTAGGATGACCCTGTCGTTGGTCCCGTCGCTGTAAAGTTCATAGCCTACGTCGATTCCACGGGTCGTGACCTGAGGGTTCTTATTGTAGACGTTAAGCACCTCTCCGACATTGGCCGCAGGAGTGAAGTAGGGTACTTGAGTCACCGGGTCGGTGACGGTCGTGAAGGCGGCAAGCCTTACGACTTCAGGCCAATTGGCCAGTTCCCATACGGAACGAATCCGGGCGTTGCAGAAGTCCCGGAACTGAGCGAAAGTCTCAGGCCGGATGTTGTGTCGGTCCTGCCCTGCGTATTGAAGGGCCTCGAACAAGATGTTGGAGAAGTCGGTAGTCCTCACGTCAGGTATCCGTCTGCGGTGAAAATTGCACCGTTCACGGTGGCCCGCTTTACACGGTTCCGGACGGCGGTTTCTGGGTTGTCTCGGAAGAACTCCTTGACGAATTGGTCATCGCTCCAGCATTCATAGCCGAGACGCTGACCCCAGTAATGATAGGCGTCACCCGGGATGGACCCGAGTTTCTGGCCTACGCCCTCGATGCTGTTGGCATCCCGGGCATTTTGAAAAATGGCAGTCTGCTTGGCTTCAGCGGCCGCCTTGATTCGCATAGCGTTAAAGCCCAGACGAAGTTCCCTCTCCACCTCGTTTCGGAGGTGGGAGGGAATCACGTCAGCCAGACTTTGAACGAAGTCCGACACGCTCCGGATTAGGAAGCGAAGTCAAACACGCCGAACGCCAGCGGGTTGTAGACGCAGAGGCCAGCAACCGCTTCAATCATTCGGGCTTCGCCACCGCCGTTGTTCGTCAGTTCCGTGACCTGAGCGACGTTACCGCCGTAGCGGACTTCGACCATGTTGAACGGGATGACGTAGCCGTGGGTCGTGCTACCCGCACCAGCCGAGAAGTTCAGGAAGTGCGAGGGGTGGAGACGGAGTTTGCCGAAGTCGCCCTCGAACACGTCGACGGACGAGATGTAGGCCGAGGCCGAGGAATCACGGTTGAACGTGCGGACAGCGGTCTGGGTGTTGGTCGAACCCGAGGACGGGGTCGTGAACACCAGATTGGTGAACGCTCGCTTGAGGGCCGTGCCGCAGAGGCAGTCGTAGTCCTTGAACTGGCCAGTCTGGTTGTAGATACCAGTCAGGACGCCTTGGACGACGGACTCGGTGAGGGCGGCCGTGCCGACGGTGGAACGATTGGCGGCCGGGGTGCAGAACGCATCCGGGACGGCAAGGGTCGCATCCTTCGAGGCGATGGGCTGGAGCCACTTGTGGAGGCCACGGGTGAGGTACGGGTTAGTGCCGTTGTCCAACTGGGCACCGTTGTTCGAGCAGAGCGTGGCTTCCATGTCACGCTTCAGGCCCTGAATGCCCTTGGCGACGTTGTTAGCCAGTTCGGACTTCACGCCAGCGACGGTAGCGATG